GTACTAGTCTGGCATGGGGGGCGATCCGACCCCCCCTGCCCTCGTGTTCATACGCATGTCTATTGTGTTTCATGTCTCTGCCTCGCTGTACGTCGCATATGGCACCTCATATGCGTGATCCGTAAGTTGTCCATGTCCAACCGCATCGGATCGTCTAGCCCCTTGTGAGGCACGATGTGGTCGACGTGTATTTGATCCACCACTGGCGTATTGCATAGCTCGCATATCGGGTAGGCAGACACACCGCTCGTCGCTGCCTCAAGTGTCGCTTGCAAGATGAACTCCTTCCGCGTTCGCGTCCATGCCTCATCGTATCCACGTTCCTTGCTCGTGCCTCTGTTGTCATCCGTCCAGCCTGTACGCACGATAGGCCCACATGCACTACACGTATCATCTCGTATGATGCCAAGGCAGCCGGGCTTGCCGCATGTACGTGATGGTAACTTGGCCATCAGTCAGGCTCATTGTTGGTTAGCGTAACCGTAATGTCACCAGTCACCTCAGTCTCTCGATAGGTGGCCTTGGTGAGTAGTAGCTGGTATTTGTACCTCTTGCCGGGCTTGGTGAATAACGCAGTATTGGCAGCCGTTAGATCAACGCTTACGGCCTGTGTGCCTGTCGCTGTTACGACTGCACCCGCCTTTGTGATTATCACTGTGCCATCGCGTTCCATCGCAGTAAACGCTACCGCTGCGTCTGTCAGATCCTCACCGAACCAATCGCCGCCGCTATTAGTCCACGACAGTTGCCTGTCATAGGCTGTCAGGTAGTCGTCGTGCTGGACGATGTCTATGTCGTTATCGTCGGTTACGGTGGATGACACATTGACGGTGCCGCCGCCCGTTAGCGTCCGCGAAGTCGCGGCCCATATCTCGGACGCTGTCGGTGCGGCATCCTCCGTTAATGTCCGTGTTGCGTAGGCCCACATTTGGGTTGGCGTCGATCCCGTTCCGCTTGGTGCATTTTCTAATCCGTCGACCGTAAATTGTCGCACACCATCACCATTATCCTCAGTCGTTTCCCAGAGGTGATCAATCTTACTGCCATTGGCCTCAATGGCCGTTTTGACTTCGGCCGCAGTAGCACCTGTGGTATTAACGCCTACATTCGTCACATCCGCACCCAGCCCATCATCATCGTTGTCTGAGTTATTGTATCGGTTGCCTACTGCCGAAACGCTCTGAGCCGCTGCTGAGTTGATAGCGATACCTGTTCCAGTTTCGACAACGAGAACCGTGCTATTAGTAACACTCGAGGTGCTGTCAGTCAGTAGGAAGCAGTCTTTCCATGTTGTGCCAGCCGTGCTAAATAGGCAGTTGTCAATAGTCGCACCGTTCAACGTCCATGGCCTCGCCCTTGCTGCGACAAGCCCGCGTGCCGTACACCTCACAAGTGTCCCACTCAACACACCATCGGCAGACATCCATTCAGCACCACCGAACGAGCCATCTTCACCAATGCAGTCCGTGGCGAACCCGCTGAACGTGCCGCCATTACCGCCAAAACTCCGCAAGCCTGCCGTACAGCGTATAAACTCGCCCGCGTTTTCAGTTGCCATGCAAAAGCTATTGTTGCCCGATGTACAATCTTGGAAATAACAGTCAGAATTGATCTTGATACTGAACGTGCCGCACCCGCTGAATGCATAGCCCGTATTGCCAGAAGCGTCCTGCCCGATGGCATGGCAGTCAACCATACGGCAACCGCTAGCCGCCTGAGTGCCTACGTCATCAGTTTGGTGTTTGTAGTCGCCTATCCAGCAGTAGACGCCACCTTGGCAGCGATTGAACGTGGCCGAAAACTGTTGATCGAAAACATCGTCGCCGCCAGCATAACCACTGTCTTGCCTACCGACTCGCCATGACATTGCATTTGATACGCAATCGTTCCACATGCCGCAAACGTGTCGATCAAATCCAACCGGACTACAACCCCGCCATCCGTTTGCCGTGTTGGGGTATGATGACCGTCGATGCCAGAATCCCATACGGTCGTATTCGCTGCCCTGGTTTTCCGATGCCGATACATACAACGCATAACTTTCGGCCGTGCCACTTGCCGCTAAGTTAGAGATCGTAAAGCCGGATATTTTCATCACGTTGCACGACTGGATGACGGTTTCACTATCGGCGGTAGTGGTATAAACAACGGTTTGACTTGGCCGGTATCCGTCAAGCGAATTACCACTACCTGCCGTAGCGTCTACATCTTCGTGCGAGCGACTGGCGGGTAGCTCGGGTTTCAATGCTATTAGGTCAACGAAGTCAGTGTCACACGTTAATGCCGCAGCACCCATATTATACATACCCGGTGGTAACAATACGGCCGCTCGGTTGGTAGCCGATATTTCAACACCACCTGGTGTTAGTATTTTGGCCGCGTCGTAGGCTGCCTGTAACGCCACGCCTCGCAGTAGATCCGTCGACGCATCTGCACATAGTGCTACGCCGTCATCTTTATACTCATAGTTGCTGGCCGCCAGCACTTGAGCGGCGAGAGTCGAGCCGTTGATTTTGCCCACGTCCACGGTATCGCTAGAGGCATCAAATGTTGACAGCCCACTTTGGATTGCATTAACGGCTGCTACCGAAAGCGAATATGCGTCAATGGAATCTTCCGTCAAGTCCATGGCATCACCGGCCTGTGCCGCAGTCTTGGCGGCATCGTAGGCAGCGTCTAAAGTCGCGCCGGTACCATCAAAGTCAGTTAATCCATTAATCAACCCCGGAATGGTCTCGTCTGTGTCTGTTAAAACTAAAGCCACCCCGTCGTATATCTGCCCAGACTGTAGGGACGTTGCCAGACTAGTCAGGCCCGCACCCGCCGCACCGATAAGAGCGAACGAATCGCCGGTCTGGGCAGTGTGGCCTGTAAGCGTTGTAACGGTAGTTATCGTACCTGCCGTGATGTTGGTTGGTGTGGCAAGGCCACTTTGAATCGCGGTTACAGCATCGGCCTTGAGTGAATCGGCGTCTACCGCATCGGTTGCTAGTGCTACGCCAGTCAACTCAACACCCGCCGCACCGATGCGGGCGAACGAATCGCCGGTTTGGGCTGCGGATGCGGTTTGTAGATCAAAGTCAGTCAGCTCAATTTCTTCAATAGCCGGATCTAACCCCGCGCCGGACACAACCAAGATCACCTTATCAACACCAGTTGTAAAAGCAGCGTTTGGCCAATCAACACGATACAGGCCGGGCGAACTAGTACCATCAATTTCAAAGGCTTTATTGTCGTCCCAGGCGGAATCAGTAGCAGCCAATGCAGTAGCGTCAACCTTGGCAACAGGTGCAGCACCGCTACGTGTGTACTGTAAATCCAGGCTGGTTATTGTATAGCCGGTTTCCGGCGTGCCATCTGCTGAATCTCTCAACACAATATAGCGGGAAACGTTTTCTGTATCTTTGGTAATCGCACTCATTTTTGCCTCCCGGCTAACATTGCCATGCCCACTATTCCACCTCCGCCGCCTGCACCACGCACCGCTGAGATAGCATTAACATCTGGCGTGTCTGTTTGTCCGTAAACACCAATCCCCGCCTCTTTTAGTAGCGTGGCATTGGCGGTAGCATTGAGCGTATAATCGTCGTCGTCAGGATCGACGCTGTCGGTTGTCGTAAACGGGATATCGCCACCTGAAGCTACCGAGGTTAATGTAATGTCGCCATGATCGAATGCCAGGGTAGCATTTGTTCGCCCGCTTGCAGCACCATCGTCAGCGCAGTTAATCAACACTGATCCTGTGTTTAAATTGAATGCATAACCGCCGTCGCTGAAACTGACACAGTCTACGAGTTGCGTGGTACTTCCACTCTTAAAACCGTCAGACCCGCTATTGTACGATACGCACCCCCAACAATCCTCCACACCGGAACCGCTGAACCCTATGCCGGTACTGTTGGCCGCAATGCAATTCTTGCAAGGCGTATTGGCAAACCCCGTAGTATTTGATTCCGCCACTGACCAAAATGCGACTGCCGCATAAGCCCCACGCACACATGAAAACGAATAGCATTTATACTGATTGGCTTGATAAAATGCGGCAGTGCCGTGGCAATCTATCACCCTGCACATGTAGCCGATACTGTAAGTACCATTGCCAGCGACACCGACCATAGCCCCCGACCCACCGTCCAGTGTAACGAACGCAACTACGTGTGCATGGCCTGCTGCCGTGCCTTTAAGTTCCAGTAGGTTGGAATTGGCTGGCGTGTTGCCATTGGCTTTTATTACTGGTCGCGTGCCGACATAAGAACCCCTTGTCTGGGCAGCATCATATCCCTTAAGTAAAAATGACTTGCCGTCCATTTCGCTAGCGTCAAGGTCTAGCGGCCCACCGGAAATATTGACGGCAGTCTGACTGTTGTTGTAGTCGCCACTTCGTATATACGCAATCATTCCGGCAACAGAATGCACGGCCGTCTGAAATACCGCACCAAGCCCACCGGGCGTTGCCAGGGCACCGCCATAATTGAAGTTGATACCGACATCATCCGTGCCATTCGTTGGGTCGCGATCCAGAACTACGGTAGTTTCGTTGGTGACGGATTTTATTTCGTACCGGCCAATAACAGCATGCGTACCATCACCAGTATCGGTGATAGATATGATATTTCCGACAGCGTCGTTGGTGCTGAATAACGCACTGGCTGAGGTAAATACAAAAGTGGCATGATCCGCACACGCGCCGTCCGTTTCAGTTTCTTTGGCAGCCGCTGCTGTGGACCAATCAGTGCCGCCACTATCGCTGACAAAGCCTCCACCATTGGTATCGCTACCACCAGTTTGTACTTCCCACACGGTTGTTCCTGCTAACGCCATACTTCACCTATAATACCGATTCGTTGGTCGCGTATTGTAAAATCGTGTTCAGCTTGGCACTACTGCTAGCCTCGTAATCGGCAACCAGTTCGGCCATGCGATTGTACATATTGTTTGCCATGATGCCGGTGACGATGTGTCGCCCATCGGTTTCAGCACCGTCGATAATCGTATCCTCGGTGTTTGCAAACATATCGGGGTTTGCAACCCATTCGGCTAATGCCGACTTAGAGAACTCATAAGCTGCGTTGAGCTTATTCGCAGCCACCCGCAACTGTTCGTTTGAGTATCGTACTGATTCTGGGTTTGTAATGTCTGCCATGATTAGGCTCCTTTAAGGTGTAGCGGGCACGGTAACCGTAGCCGCTTTGCGTGATTTCAAATCATCGGTAATACCCTGCAAAACACCGACTATGCCCGACTGCGTGGTGACTATCCCCTCTTGTGTTTCCATAATTGCCTTATGCTCATCCCGCTGCATTTGCTGCGAAACTGCCAAACCAACCTGGACCAGTTTCAAAACACGAAGTTCTTTCGCCATTGCGATGTGATCTACAGAAACTTCCTGCCTGAATGCCTCAAAGTCAACGGCGTCTTCTTGCAGGGCCTCCAGCGACGGGACCAGCTTCTTGATGTTCTCGGTTTGTAAGTCGAGGTTTTTTGTCAGTGACTTTTGTGTCTCGATATTGGCAGCAACGTAACCCGGTATCGTCTGGTAAGCAATGCCCATCAACACGATCAATATAACTGCCGAAGCACCAAATGTTCGCCCGACCTCCATGGCGTAGTCATACACCGTTTTTGTTGGTGCAGGTTTCGATTTCATGGCGGCCTCGATAGCTTCTTTTATTTCTGCTCTGGTTTCTTCGTCCACACGATTGCCTTATTCTCTGTTGCTGTCCACCAGCCGCCCGACGCGACATAGGAGAGGATGTGCCGCGCCGGGCTTGTCGGGTTAGGTTGTTACTGTTGCGTGAACGCCAAACGCCTCATCGGGTACACCTCGCCTACCCGTCATCTCGATAGGTGTATCTTCATTGTGTGAATTGCGGATCACCCATCGAACATTATTGGTTTGCGATTCGTCCCAGATCAATCCAATCAGCGATAAAGCATGCCCCCACCAGTTGTACGCGATATGGCAGCTTGTGCCGTTTTGCAAGATCGACAGGCAGTGGCGTAGCATTTCGCTTTTGTTTGTGTCCCACACGCCATCCTCGGCAATGCGATACTTGAGTGCTTGTTCTTCCCAGTCGTCTGAATAGCTGCGTGGGTTGCGGGAGTGCTGATCCGGGACACACGATGCGGGTGCTATGCCGTGCTTGCGGGCACCTTCCAGAAACGACTCCAGGTAGTTGCCGTTGTTGCGCCAATTGACGAGATAGCCCATCGAGACAGGCGACAGCATAACCGTGGGCTTGTTCTCTCGTGCTCGGCAGTTCATCACGTCGCCCGTGCCGCTCCACGTCCAGCAGTAACCCAGGCCGTTCTGGTTCCACTTAAACCCGTCCGGTGCCCATGAGTTTTCCTGGTGGTACATGGGGAAGATTCGCCACTCGTGACAATGTGCGATGATCTCTTTCGCGTCGGCCATATCAATCAACACGTCAGGCACATCGCCTACGGGCACTAGGCCGGGTGCATCGCCATATACCGTCTTACGCGGGATGACACCGGGTATGTACTGATCGCCACCTTCGACTGTCTTCGAGAATTCGTCGGCATTGATAATTATGTTGTCACTCACGGCTTGCCTCCGATCTCTTTCCAGAACTCATCTAGCGATTTCGGCATCGGAATAATTTTAATATCCTTGCCGCCTTCGCGCGGCGAGTAGCCCAGGAAGGGCGTCTTGTTGCCCTTGTCCTTGAATGTCTTGGCTGCTCTGTACCATGGTTGTAGATCGTCGTCGAGCGGTTTACACACGTCATCAACACAGATCGTGGTGGGTGACGTAATCGAATTAAGATCAAGTGCCCGCAGAAACGCATGCCCGGCATTATCCACATCGTCCTTGAACTTGTCGGACGCAACCATAATCACTTGATCGCGGTTATAGTTGTCCAAGTCATTCGACTCTTGGAAGAACATAACCTGATACTTCTGCCCTGGTGGAATCGGATCTGGCCCTGGTGGAATCGGCCCCGGCCCTGGATCATCGCCCAGTATAACCGGGTGCGTCAGTGCGTGGATCTTGTCGCCATATGCTACCGATAAAACAATCAGGTAGCGACGGGATACCGGCCCTGTCAGGTATGCCAGTCGCCCGTTTGTGTCCACCACAAAGTTCGTAGTCGGCGGATCAATCGCCCAGGCCAGCTTTGCATCCTCGGGCACAGCCGCTTCGACATGCACCATGGTTCCGATAGGTGCCGTGTCCGGTGCCACGATCTTCGGCCCGATAACTGGCTGCTTCGCCACCACGTCAAACGGCGTGGGAACATCAGCCGCTATCACCCCGCATGTGCAACTGTAAAGCGTGCAGAGTAGCACAGCGACGAATATAAAACCCCTGCGTTCTCGGCATGTCATCTGCAGCACGCTCTAAGCCTCGCCAGCGGACGCCATGTATGAACCCGTGCAACCAACCGCCGTGGCCCACGATGCCCGCACCTGGCCCGCCATGATCGAACTGTTCGATACTCTCGAACAGTTGCCGTGGTACAGGTTTTTTCGGTAATCGTAACCGCGGTAGCCGTGCATGTGGCCGCTTTGGCACATGTCGCACAATCAGCGGCGTGGGCGGTAGCAATGCCAAAGCAAAACAATAGCAGTACGGCCGATGAGAAGAACAAAAACCGTATCATCGTAGATCCTCCGTAATAAGGTTTTGAGAAATGCCCACACTTGTTAGTCTTGATTTGCAACAGCGGCGGGAGCGTCGGTATCACGATTTCTCCACCAGGATATCAATTCCATAACGGCCTTGATAATCATAATGATGGTAACCGGCGAAATGCCGACCTTATTGGCCAGAGCGGTAACCCTATCGTCACCCTCGGGGGAACCCGTTTCGTCCGTGACAAGATCGTGGAACAGTGTATAGAGCGTATCCCACGTTTCAGCGTCAGCGGTTACGCTTTGCCCAAAATCGATCAGGGTATCATCCACCTCGGTGGCGGTGAGCTTGGCCCAGTCGTCCAGAACGGCTAGAACTTTGACGGCCCATTGTCGGACGGCTTCAGAGTCCAGCCAGTTGGGCAGTGTTAGAAGTGGTAATAGCGGCATGAGCCGCTTTACCAGAGCAATCAGATCCAGAATTTTCATGCGAGCCATGACAACCTCCCGTCAAATGTAACCCACTTAATGTCCGTTTAAGTGGTGTATACACCAATAGTAGGGAGTTGTCAAGTCACACTACATCACATCACCATCCTCGGGTGGTGGCTCATGCAACCTGTCCACCATGTGTTTACCCATGGCCTCCAGACGCCGTAGCTCGCACTCTGGCGATAGATTGTACAGGATGGGTTCTGATTCGTACTTTTCGTCGGAGGCTGTTAGCGTACGCCTGGCGGCCTCTGAGTCTATCTCAGCGGCACGGCAGGGTAAATCTACCATTTGTCCGCAGATTGGGCACCTGCCGACGCCCAGGCTCACCCGCTCTGCGGGGGGTTTCTTTTTCGTCCTGCCGGCGCCCACATGGCCGCGGTGACAGATCGCCGCCACGGATCGCGGGTGAATGCCAGTCTGTCTGGATATTTCTGCATAGGATAGGTTGTCTTTTTTTCGCAATCTGAGAATTACGCGTTGCGTTTTTTGCTTGATGGGTTTGGCCATGGACTCACCTGGACTTAGTTCATGGGGTTGGTATGCTAGTCGCAGATGTAGAGTCTTTCTTGCTCAGCCCCGTCGGCCGCTTGATCGGGCGGCGGGGTTTTTAATTGTGCGTTTCAAAATAAAGCCGATGCAGTATCTCGTCCTGCATCGATTCCCGCATCAGATCCAAGTTACCCGTATGAGGCGGCATCGGCCCACCTAACGATTTCAACAACGTGGCGTAGCGAACGTCCATCACGCCGGCCGAAAACCCCTCAAACGCCATTGTGTTAATCGGGCCAGTCCACGCGGGATACGCAAAACAAATGTCCGGCCTGTCGTCACCGTCTTGCTCCGTCCAGATGTTCTCACGTCCATGCTGGTAGGCGTATGGCATACATCCGTCGAACCCAAGCGACATTGCCTGCAGTCCAAACCGTTTACGAAACGTGGCGGGCGTTTCGGGCGAGGTCGCAGTGTAGTACCAAACCCTTGCACCTGCCTCCTGGAATTTTCTGACCCATTGCGGATCTATGGTGTCTGGGTCGTCGTTGATATTCACGAGGTCCGCTTGCCCCTTGCCGGCACCCACTGTCGATTCGTAGAATAATTGGATGTCATGGGCAGCCGCTTGGACTTTCATGCCTAGGGCTTGCACCACAGGCCACCATTCGGACTGCAGGGTTACAGCCGGGCCATTGCACTCATCGGAGCCATACGCATAGATGTCTTTGATGTTACATCGAATGCCGCTTATTGCTTTTGACAGTGCCAGGATTCGTGGCAGTGGATTGTCCCACCATGGCCCACTCGCTACCAGCCCGGTCCACAACAATGGATCACGGCATACGCCCTCCTCTCGCCTAACTTTAATTGCACGAATAGCATCGTCGGCCGCCAGAGGATTGTCAATGCTGCGAGTGTACAGGCTAGGGTGCTTGATACCGTGAACCTTCATATTCCGCAGATCTTGGCGGTATTGCAGATCCGTTTTTGTTTCGGAACTGAGTTGCGGCATTTCGCCCGGCAGTAGTTGCCCGCGATAATACACGCCGTAATCCAGCGACGGTTCCGGCAGGGTGAACGGTAGGACTTCGATGTCAACGAGAACTATCTCCGATCCACGTCCGTTGGCAGTTAGCGTAAGTTTGAATCGGAACTTCTCGGCTTCGCAATCCACAGGCACATCAATGTCAACCCAGTATTGATGTGTATAGTCGGCTGGCAAATCGACAGGCTGTAGTGTTTCGGCATCGTAGCAGTTGGTCGTGAACTGGTTGTCCCATTCGTCCTCACCAGCCACCACGAACATGGGATCTTTGACCAGCAGATCCGGGATGATCCATGGCGGCCGTCCCCATAACGGCTTGCGAGTCCGCCACCATCTAGCAACATGGTGGATGTCGATTCGCGGCATCACATTGTCGTCGGTGTAGATGATACTATCATCGCTAACCGACACCCACTCACCGCGCACGGCGAGCCTCTCCAACGGTTTCTTATCATGGACGCAAAACGATATGGCCCTACGTTCGCCTCTCGCCATGCGAATGCTTTGGTGTGGATGTTGTCCGCTGGGCTGCGTGGTTGGTAGAATGTATTCGTCGATTATGGCTACGACTGGCCAACATTGAGTTGTCATGATTTGACTTTCTGGCTATTAGTAGTCCGATATAATTTCGACAGTTTCGCGTATTGAGCAGCCCCCGCAGCATCCCCCGCAGCATCCCCCGCAGCATCCCACGCAGCATCCCTCGCAGCAGCCCTCGCAGCCCCCGCAGCAGCCCTCGCAGCATCCCACGCAGCAGCCCACGCAGCAGCCCTCGCAGCAGCCCTCGCAGCATCCGCAGCAGCCCCCGCAGCATCCCCCGCAGCATCCCTCGCAGCATCCCTCGCAGTAGCCCTCGCAGCCCCCGCAGCATCCCACGCAGCATCCCACGCATCCCCCGCAGCATCCCACGCAGCATCCCACGCAGCAGCCAGTTCTTTATCGGTGGCTTCACCTACCGCATACCGTCTTGCTGCGGCTATAGCATTGAGGCTGTACTCGTTAGTCACCCCCGTGAGCTTACAAGACTGCTCTGCTATATCGCACGCAAACAGCCTCAATTCCTTCGCGGGAATAAAACACTCGTGACACAGCAGCCAGATTTTATCTAGAGCCGGAATGTCGAGAACATCAAGCGTGTCTATTGTCAGCGGCTGATCGCCCACAAGGGCTTTAATCTCTTTAGCGGACATGCATGGTTCTATTTCCATAATCTGATCTATTGTTACAGCACTAGTGGAACGAATTTGAGTTGTCATGATTTGACTCCTTGTTTTTCAGATCCTTTTGTCGGCCCCGGTTCGGTTACGTGATCCAGTTCAACCCGCCCGCTGCGTTTCATCTGCGGAGCGTAGCCGTTGGTAGGATTGTTATGTACGTCTAGCAACTTAACCAAAGCATCATGCACCAATGGCCGCATCGACTCCGGCAGCAGCTTGGCGTCGATAGCGTCGAGTCGTTCTTCGAGCTCGTGTAGTCTGATTCCGATCTCTGGCATGGTATGGTTTCTCATGACTTACTCCGTGCAGTCAACATCTCTGACCACGTCCGGTAGGAGTCACATTTTGGTTCCTCAGGGTACACCCAACTGAACCCGAAGAGGCAATTGTCAGCCATGTATTTTTCGGCTTCGAGTTGAGGTGATGCGTTGTGGTTGACTTGTATCCAATCCTTGCCGTTCCTGATGAGATACTCGCGCGAAGTTACTCGGGCGACCCCCACGCCATTAACAATCAGTCCAGCGATGACACTATTTGACATAGTTGGCAACTCCACCCACACCGCGTCCTCCGGCCGCTTGAGTACCGGCTCGACTTCCACCTCGGCAACGACTTTGACGGGTGTGCTAGGCGGCAGATTGTTTTTAGGTATCGTTGACTGGCCACAGCAGCCATTCCACAGAACTGTGCCCACAGTAGCAGAATGTGACTCGGAAGTTTTCCCATGCCCAATTACTTTTTCAACTTTCATCGCTTTCTCCTTTTAAAACTGAATTTTAAGATACTGCATCAGAACGAACGCAGCCACAGCAATGGCACCGGCAAGGACACCGCCTAATGCCGCCGCGATCACCAGCATGTGGCGGCCGGGAATCATGGGGTTTCACCTTTCGCTAGTTTGAGTATTTCCCCCAATCGGAAAACAAGATTCTCACAACTCACCACGTACTCGGTTTTTCCATCTTTGTTGGATTCTGCCATCGGTCTTGCTTCTTCGATGAACTTGTCGAGCGTCGCAACCACCAAGGCCAACCGCTCGGCCTTGGCCTTGTTGACAATTGCGAGGCTTAACGCTGCTTCCATCTCGTCCCAGTCGGCATCCATGTTTTCTTGGATCAAATTATCAAGCGGTTCCATATCGTCATTATCGTGCCAGTTAGCCACCTCCAGGCCGATTCCGCAGAAACTTTTTATTGCGGATAAGAGCACTTCGATAGATTCTAATACATCCGGTGAGTCGCTCATCACTTTTCTCCTTTTGCAATATTGAGGGTTATTTCACACGTCCTCTTTTTAGTTTTTTCTCGTTCATTCAGTGCTAGCCCACGATCTTCGAGGTATTTTAAATAGCCTTCGCACTCCGCAATCACATCATCCAACCGCTGGGCCTTGGCTTTGTCACTGTCTTTTCCTAGATAGTCCTGCACCTCCCATTCGTCTGGGTAAATTCCATCACCCATCACTTGTCTCCTTTGGCTAGTTTTAGTGTTATCGTTGCCGCCGCCTTACAGTTGACCGCTGCAATCTTTGCATGCTCGGGGATACTGGGATCTGACAGCCATGCGTTTGCTGTCGCCAACCGATCTGCGCTGTCCGCAATCACGTCGTCAAGGCGTTCGGCCTTGGCTTTCCATTTCAGAATGTTCTGGAGTAAAAACGAACCATACATTTCATGAACTTGATCCATTGGTTTCTCCTTTTGCTAGTTTGAGGATCGCTTCAATATTATACAGAGCAGCGCGGGCGTAAGGTGTTTCACCGACTGGAATGCTTTTAATTTGACATTCGCAATACTCGATGGCTTCTTCACACCTGTCAATCACATCATCCAGCCGTCTTGCTTTCCACATGCACGGCGGACATGCCTCCACTCTAACGATTATCACATCGTTCTTAGCGTCGATTTCGATTGATCCATCAAGCCCCTCGCCGCAGCGTTCACAAAATATATCTATTGATTTCATCACTCGGTTCCTTTCGCTAGACTGAGAATCAATGCCGCCATCCAGTCGGCACTATCAACGTATGTACCCGGTTTGGCTCGCAGCACTTCAATACATTTTTTCGTCACATCGTCCAGCCGTTCGGCCTTGGCCTTGTCACTATCTTTACCTAGATAGTCCTGCACCTCCCATTCATCTGGATAAATCCCATCACTCATCGCTTTTCTCCTTTCGCCATTTGCAATGCCAGTTTTATTTTTTCACGGTACGCTTCACATAACTGGTGATCGTCTCCGCCGTATAGTTCGGCATTTTCAAGAGACTTAACCACCGCGTCCAACCGCTCGGCCTTGGATTCAGTTTGCATCACATAGCCCCATGACGGATATTTAACGCATACGGTCTCCAGGTCATGCATATCCTTCAACCACTGATTGTGGATACATACACAGTCATCGTTAGGATACCAGCAGTCGGTACAGTAGCAGCACCCTCTATGGGAGTCAGGAGGATCGAGAGGTGGAATAAATTCTTCGCCTCGTAGCTCTCCGATCTCAATTAAAAGTTTAATTACGCTACGTAATGAGACGGGCCTGTCCATGTTAGTGTCACTCATCATCTTCTCCTTTCGCTATCTGCAGCACCTTGTCAGCGTTTCCGCTGGCCTTGCCAGGACGAACGGCACCGGCTTGGCGGATAGTATTCTCGCAATAGGCAATCACGTCGTCCAGTCGTCTGGCCTTGGCCGCAAATCCTTGCATCGTAAACGTGCCAAACGGTTCCGTCTTAAACTCCACGCCTTGGCAGTCCGTGCATCCGATGGAATCCAGTCGTTCGTTGATAGGTTCATGCATCACTTTTCTCCTTTCGCTTTCTTAAAAAGACGCAATACAACGTCTTCCCCAAAACTACCCCCATTACCGCACTGCTTGGCCATTATAGTAAGGTCCGCAACCACCAAGTCCAGCCGTTCGGCCCTGGCTCGCAGCCGTATGATTTTAGTCACTGCTTCGCGCACTTGGCCAGCGAAAATGGTGCGTTCTCGTGCGTCGCCATTGATCGTATCGTGCTTGAGGCTTGCAGCCAGTCTTTTTTCAATCGACATTATTCTCTCCTTTTGTTGTGTGTGATTCGTACATTGTTATTCTCCTTGCCTCACCCGTCGCCCGTACTCGGCTATCAGCATCGCGTCGGCAACGGCATGGGTTATCGTTTTAGTCTTCGTGTAAACGGTTGCGTTCGGGAATAGCTCCTGTGCCTTCCGCTTGCTCACATTCTTATCACCTTTTGTCAAGCACCCCATGGCTCGCTGCCACTTGGCTGGCGACACGGTTTCAAACGGAACGCCGCAGGCAATTAGAAACGCTCGCAGCATGCCGTAGTGTTGGCCGAACTTCCAGGTTGACGATACGCCTTGCTTTGGCATAGGGCCGACTTTTTCGAGGTAGACAAAACGCTCATCTAGGCAGTAGCCATTTAGGCATTCCCACGTATCCGCCTCAGTCCGTGGCATGGGGTAAGCGTACATGCGGCCACCGTCGATGAACACGATCCCGCCGCTTTGGCCTGGATCTATGCCGATGATGGTTTCAGGCATCAGATTCTCCTTTAGCTAGCTTGAGCAACCCCGTCACAACCTTACCCAGTTCTGCTGCTACCGCGAAATCCGTGCCGGCTGGCGAAAGACGATCCAAGTTGGCTGCGGTGGCTGCGTATAACGAAGTTGCCCACTCCACCACCATATCCAACCGCATCGACTTCCGCCGTTCCTCGATATGGCTGGCAACCAACTTCTCCATTGCGGCGTGGAGCTTGTCGTAGCTGGCCTGTAGTTTCCGGTGTCGTTTGGTTAGCTCGTCGTAGGTTTTATTAGAATTCTCCATTAGCGTTCCACTCCTCGGCTATAGGTGGTGTACAAGTAAATTGTGTTCGTGCCGGATGCCAGTCCAGCGGCAGGTTGCCGGTTTCGCCGTTACGGTTTTTCTTAACGCACAGCGTGGCGTTGTTTCGCTTGACTTGTTCCGGTTTGTGCGGTGCCAGAAATAGCACAACGTCTGCGTCCTGTTCGATAGCACCCGATTCTCGCAGGTGGCTCAACTGCGGCTGCTGCTCGCCGTCTGCTAGCCTATTGAGTTGGCAAAGGCATAGGATTGGTATTTCATATTCGCGGGCTGTCTGTTTCAACAGCGTCGTCATGCGTGCTACCTGTTGCTCACGGGGGATCTTTCGATCGTCCGGTGTTAGCAACTGCAGGTAGTCGATCACAGCCAGCGATAGTCCTAGCTTTTTTAGTCTGCGTATCTGGCGTCTAATCTCAACTACGGTTAGGCCAGGCTGATCGTGGATCATCATAGTAGCCGCCGCCTGCGTCTGCATAGCCTCGTTCAACGCATGAAAGTCAGGCTGCTCGAGTCGTGCGGTTCGGACAAGGCGGCTCGACACACCGGACAGCGAACACGCCAGCCGTGTGGATAACTCCGCCGCCGACATTTCCAGCGATGCAAAATACACAAGTTTTTGTCTGGCGGCAACGTGGTACGCTATCTGCAACGCCAGCGACGTTTTGCCAAGTCCCGGCCGTGCGGCAAGGACAATAAGCTCGCCGGGAAACAACCCGCCTTGATCTCTATCAAAGTCAGGCAGTCCAGTAAAAACGCCGGACGTGTCGCCACGAGAAAAGATGGCGTCAATGTGCGAGGTGGCCTCCATACTGGCGTCTGACATGGACTTTGGACGGCTGGTGGTGTTGCCTGTCTGTATTTCCGATAGTCGAGTTTCCGCACGTTCTAAAATATCCGCAGGATCAATGTCCTGGACATGTAGGTTGTCGATCACCTCGGTGGCCGCGGTTCGCAGGCTCCGCAGCGTGGATAACCTTTTGACGATCTCGGCATAGAATTTGGCATGGCCGGCAAGCGGCACCGCCTTGGATATCTCCCACACCCTGGTGGCGTACTGCTCACCGAGGTGCTTTGATAATAGATCCACCTGCACCGGCTGGCCCTTGGTGTGTGTCGTGAGTATCGCGTGATACAGGCCGGCATGGGTGGCGTCATAAAAGTCGTGCGGACGCAGGCCGTCCAGGTCATCGATCTTATCGGCGTCGATCAGCAGGCTACCGATCACCCATCGTTCGGCTTCGAGATCGTGTGGTGGTGTGTTAGCGTGATTCAACATTGCGGTAGTCAACGTCCTTGTCTGGTTTGCTATTGTTAGCCACCCCGTTCTGCTCCCAGGTACACACCGCCGCCTTCCAGTCCTTCATAGATGCCCTACCAACCTTCCAACCATTAGACGTGTAATGATTAATCCATAATTGTGGATTGACGCTGTTCTTTCGTTCTTGGCAGTACGCAGTCACCTCCGCAAGGGTGGGTTCCACAAAGACTCCTTTAGCCTTACCCTTACCCTTACCCTTACCCACACCTACAGTAAGCGTATCATTAGAAGGCTCATAAGAAGGCTCATAAGAAGCGTCATAAGAGTAGAACTCCAATTTCAGCCGTCCAAGTTTCGCTCTTACCCAGTTGTCACAGTTAGTACCCCAGTCGTGTATGACTAGCCTATGTAAGTCGCTATCGTCTAACCACTTAGAATTTACCAGCGACTCAATGAACATATCAACATCGCCGTCCCAATCACACGATTTAGCAATAGCACCATTAGGCCATTTACCGATGTTACCTTGGGGGGAGTGCTCTGCACAAAAATCAAAGAGTAGCGATAAATAGCCAATAGTGGTAGGCCGCGAACACTCCAGTCTGGCCGCCAGATCAAAAGTCTTTGGGTGTGTTAAGATGGCACGTTTCATGGGTGCGTCCGTGCTGTTATAGCTTGGATATAATAGTGTACTTCTGCCCTATGTCATCACAGGTTGCCTTCATTTTGTCAGTAAGAACGTCAGGTGGGACACGTACTATCAGATCATGCGTCGAGTAGTCAATATCCACCGTACCGCCAGCGTCTTCGATAACCTTTAGGACTTGATAGAACTCCAAGTCGGGATTACTATCCGCTACAATTGCTCCGGCTGGCATATCTACCCAGCGAAAAACATGGAACCCCGTTAAACCATCTTGATTACGCCTCGGGATACCGGGGTTGTTTTGCTGTTTATACCACTGCCTAAAACACTCAAGATCCATTAGCGTCCACTTTGCTAGGTTTACTTCATCTTCATCAGAAAAGCCATAGAAAAACAGATCACCCCATCCTTCCTTTATTTTATCCAGTTCCGTTGCGGTGCCATTTCTAAGCCATGAACGAATGGTAAATTCGTCACCGTAATTTTCTATATATCCAAACTGCCTCACCCTACATGCAATTCGCGTCTCATCTTGCTTTAATACAATAAGATCGGTATTGCGTTTCATATCCTCGATCATAGGTGCCTCATTAACTAAGTAGGCTCCGATGATCTTCTTTATTTCAGGTAAGAAACGATCCGACCAGTTCTTGTTCTGCTTCCAGTCTGTCATTGCGCCGCCTCGTTCCCCCACGATTTAAAGCCGTCAATGGGTCGGCGGTTGAACATGTCGATACGAGGACCGGCCGTAACCCGCTTAATTATTTCATAAAACTCCTGGGGCTTTTCTGAATGTTTTCCTCGAGGAGCACTAAAACAAACTGGGAATGCCTTAGTGTCAATAAACGTCGGCGTTCCGTATCGTGCGTATAGGCAGAACTCACAGTTGTACTGCGGTAAACCCACAGGCTGAAACCCACCCGGCTTGTGCCACACCATTGTGCATACATAGCGAAAGTCCCACCTTGGTAGCAACCGTAGTGCCATAGGTAAGAACTTATGGGTAGTCCACAGAAATAGGTGGCAGTCGTCGGCCGTTGGTAGTTCCATTACCGCCAACTCATCTTCTGTCATCGTCGGGTAGTCTATAACCGAAGTCTGCTCGGGTGCACAGTCCCGCTCGATCTTCTCCATCGGCCAAGGTGGATCAATGACAATCACACCGTACTCGCCATCAGGTGCCTCAACGTCGCCTAGCTCCTTGTTGGCTGCTATCTGCTGTTCTCGCTTGTGTTTGGTATATTCCCTGATAAGGCCAGTTTGGGTAAGTTCACCGTCAGCCTCCTTGGTTTCCTTCACCCACTTCTCAAATACCTTTTTCGGTACTTCGGCTTCTTGTTGCCATCGGGCAGATTGACGCTTGTTGATATCGTAATCGGCAAGGGTTTTAACCGGTGCCGTCGTGGCACCGGTAGATACTTTGCGGGGGTTACCACCCCTCGCCTTATCCATTGCCTTGAGCCACTTGCCTAATACCCGTTCAGATCGCCTGACAATATCCTGTGCTGCCAATATCGCATCGTTGCCAATATCACGCCTGGATTTGGCAAACTTAATAGCCGCCTCCCCCTGGTTCTTTATTAGTATCACTTCTTCTATGGTATTGGCTTCAGCTAGTGCGTGACTTGCCCTTGTGATCAGTGCAAGCTGCTGCTCGTTGGGGGTGGGCGTCTTCTTGGCCACAGTCAGCCTCCGTGCAAAAAAACAACCACGCCGGTTACGATGCTAAACTAGAGCAGAAGCCCTGAGAATTGCCCGGCGTGGTTGTCTGTTTTTGTATTTATCGTTTAGCATCGTATTAGCAGTATAGTCTTCTGGTGGGCCGTGTAAAGGTTAGTTATTACAGGCTCTCCGCGATATCTTCGATACTCACCGCTGTGTAATCTGATCCAGCCTGGTGCCATTATTACTATGCGTCCGTGCTTAAAGTCCAGCCTCGGTGGCGGTTGGGGTACAGTCAAAAAGTGTCATCTGAGCGTCTTTTTCGGCCGGGGCGGTTTCATGGGTGGGTATCTTTACCCACCTATAGTCCGTGATAAAACATGACTCCAACTTCTTGACAGGGATTGCGTAGAAACTTGCTCTACCGTGTAAGTTGTTCTGTCGTATTTTTCCAAGTTTATCAATCCCGCCGGCCCTCTCCACCAGTATCTTATATTTGGCTATGTCCATCAGCAACCATTTTTCAAATGCGGTTTCGTCAGCGTTAGCCCAACCATAAAAATAAAGCTGGGCACCCAACTTGAACCATTCCCCTGGTGATTCATACGGTGTACCCACCCCGTTCATGTACTCCTGTGTAAAGTCCATATAACACATCGCATCGTGCCTGCGATATTTTTCTTGTAAGGTAATCCATTGCTGTGACGGTAGGTTAATAAGTGAATCTATACCAAACTCTTTATCTAAAATATGAACCCGCACACCCTCCCCTCGTAGATCCTCTAGGTCGCAACCGGGGAACACAGCCTGGTATATTCTCAATGCCGCCGGTTTCATTTTCTGTTGAAACTTTACCGTATTAAGGTTTTTGAATTCCATAAGCCTTAATCCTCCGTCGCGCTACAGTGGCTATTGTTTTATCTTTTTCAATCCCATGAAATTGTCTACCGAGCTGTAAAACAGCTATCCCCGTTGTCCCCGATCCGCAAAATGGATCTATAACTAAGTCTCCACGTTGGGTTGTGGCGTTCACGAGCCACCGCATTACAGATACGGGTTTCTGTGCGGGATGTACCTTACGGTCGGCGTCGTTGAAATTTGACTGGGGGACGGCCGCGACATGGCAGTCAAAATCATTTAGCCCATCGCCCCATTCTGATCCACCAACCCCGATCTGCTTTTTGCTGTCGGTATGGCGATAGAAAAAGATTGGTTCCCAGGTCTGCTTAAAGCCCATGCGGCTTTGCGGTTTTTTATTGTTTGCGTAATGCCAAACCATCAACTGCTGAAAGGTGTAATTAGTTAGACATTCATCGAACCACGTTTTGGCACCCCATAAGAACCGCTGTGAAAAGAACGACAGGATTAGTTCTGCGCCGCACTTATTCCATCGCGTAAGCCAGTCTCGGGTCATGGACTCCAAGTCGTTAGGCTCCCACTCCTCCTTGAGAATACCGTAAGGCGGATCTGTGATAAGTGCATTGCACTGAACCACAGATTGGCTGGTGGTGACGGTCCACTCCCCGCTGTTGCTTGCCTCTTTTACGAGTGTCTCTTCTTTCTTAACTTGTGCATCTTTGCGGGCCTGCTTCTTGGCGTCCTTGAGTGTCAATTCGCCTTTCGCCATAGCCTCAAATGCGTCAGGGTTTTCTTTTTGGATCTTTTTGCCATCGGAAATGTATTGGCGGTTGACGTTAACTAGCTTGGCGGCATGGTCGCGTGACTTGCCAGCATCGGTTGTGCAACTTTTTGCACAACCGATCTTCTTATTTGCTGTCTTGCGGTCGCCGCCTGATTCTCTCTGACGTTCCTTAGCCTCCTTCTCCAACACCAGCAGCAACTTTACCCCCACACACAGCCTCTGTTCTACGGTCAAATGACGCCTAACACCATTCACCGACCAGACATACTCCGCCGGCGTTAGGTCTCCTATGTCCACCTCTACTACGTCGGGCTCAATTTTGAGTTCCTTACATGCTCGATATCGGTGTCGCCCGTCGATCAGTGCCCCCTGGTAGGTTTCTATGGGGACAACCTGCCCACGGGCCTCAATGTCAGCCTTGAGTGTCTCGTATTCGTCCGGTAGCATTTCCGGTATCGCCTTGGCGGCGGGGTGTGTCTTCATGGCCACCCTTTCAGATAAAAAAACAACCGCGCCGGTTATGATGACAAACTAGGGGAGAAATCCCCGAGAATTTCCCGGCACGGTTGAGGTTTGTATTTGTTATTTGTCATCATTTCAGCAGTATAGTCTTCTGGTGGGCCGTGTAAAGGTCAACTAAAAAGGTATGTCATCACTGGGCGGCGTATCCGTAGCCTCCGCCTTAACCGCCGCGGGCGACATGCCTACCGGCAGTTTGCGATACCCGACGATCTTGTTCTTCTCGTTGTAGCCACCAGATGCGGCCTCGACACCCACAGCGATCAGCAGAGGCTTGTTGTGCAGGTCGCTGCTATCCTTCGGCGTCATTACCTCAACCGCACGACAGATCGACGAGAGCGTGCCTTTGGCGATCTCAACGGCCTTGGGGTTTTTGTTTTTGAGGTTGAGAATGTCCCATAGTTTGCGGTTGGCATATTCACCACTGAGTATCTGCAACGTCAATTTTAGGTATTGGCCGTCACCTGCCTTGGTGTCTTTCAATTCGCTTTCGGTTATCACCGCGTCGTAGTCGCCGCTGGGTATCGTATCGAACGATTGCGGTTCGTAGTTGTTTGCATCGTATCCATCAAGTTCAACCATTGTCTGGAGTCTCCGTTTTGGGTTTGCTGGAGCCGCCCACGACGACTCCGTTAATGTTACCGTCTGGTTTGTCGTGCGTAGCGTATGATGCTCGCACGTAGCCAGCGTAGTCGGCCCACACAAGTGGGATCTCGTCCGGCATGTCTATCCGGCGTTTGGCAAGGTGCGTGGGCTTCTCGGACGTATAGCAGGTACGTTCGCCACCGATAGCAATGTGGCGTTGATCGAAACCCTCGCCCTTGCTCACCTGGTGGACTTTATACCCGCAGAACAATACTTCGTCCGCCCACTCTTGCAGAAGTGGTGCCACCGTCTTATGAAGATCTGGCTCGTATCGGTTATACGCTTCGCCGTCCGGTGGTTCAACCTTAGCGGATCGTGCGTGGGCAACTAGTACTACCGATAGGCTCTTGCGTATTCTAAGCCCGGCCAACTTCAACAGGATGTCATCCCAGTGTTTTATCGCCAGTTGGTAGCCACGGTAGTACGGTATCTCGTCGATGGACTTTTTATTATTCTCCTTGGCCACTTGGCTCCACACTAGCCTCTCCAGCCAGTCAACCGAGTCAACAACTACCGTGCGATACCCAGACGTGTCGCTACCCAGTTCTAATAGGTACGTGCCAAACGTGCCGAGGTCTTCGATCAGCGGCGTCCTATCGCAGCCGATGTCATCTAGTCCATCTTCGGTGGAAAGAAAGATAGGCTTGGTGGCACTCGCCGCCCAGGTACTCTTACCTATGCCATGCGGGCCATATAGTATGATCCGCCGTGGCCTACTCTTTTTACCCGTGATAATTTTCATGCTGTCACCTCGTCTTTCTTCGCATTAGCTTTCGCGGTTTTGATTCTCGCCTTACCCATGCGTAACAGCATGCGCAAGCACTTGATCTGTCCTTCGAGGCTCTCGTTCTGTGCGCGGATCTCGTCAACGTCGGCACTGTCGATGTTCTCGATCATTTCGTATATGTCTTTCATCTTTTCTCCTTGGGTTGAACTTCGCGATTCGTAGCCCCGATCATGTCTTTCGTGTCGGTTTCCTCGCCCTCACCGAATTTTGCCACCATTCGCATTTCGGCCGCTAGTTGCCGGATGGTGTCGGCTATACTCCCCGGCCGCAGCCCACAGCCCCGCAGGAAACTTTCGATAGCAAGTACCTCGGATTCCAGTAGGCTAGCGTATCGTCTCAATGTAATTTCGTCGGCTTTCATTGCTGGCCCTCCCGTAACGCCTGCTCGACACCCACCTCGCCGCTAATGCCCTCGGCGTCGACACCCGAATCCAGATCCAACAACTCGCCCACCAACCGCACGATCTCCGCCTGGAATCGCGTCACCCGCAGCGAATACGACATGAACATATTTGTCTCACGTTCGCATTGAATGGCGTTTGTCGCTGCCTTTCGTACCTCCTCCGCGTTGGCACGGATTTTGATAGCGATCAGTGCCGTATCCACCAGTCGCCTATCGTTGCCTGTCGTGCCGTCGTGCGGATGTTGGGGTAGCGTGTCAGCGTCTTGCCACCGTGCGGTTTCGCTTTGTCCATCAGTCATAATAGTTCTCCTGTATTAGTAACCCGCCATCCGCATCCAGCATCAGGCGGTGGGCCGTTTCCTCTCGGCGTCGTGCCGAGGTTCGCATCCGTGCGCTCATCCGTTGTAAAAATCCCCCGACGGGCTTGATACCAACCCGCCGAGGGTGCCGCCGACAACAAGTCGGCGGCGTTCGCTACGCGTTTCTTAACTTGACCGCCAAGTTCTCGATGCGAGCGGCTGCAACCGGGCCGTCCCTGCGGATCTCACCAGCGAGCGTGTCGAGAAAGTCGGCAATACGTTCACGGTATCCACTGGCTTGGCAAAATGCTTCGGCCTCATTATTCAATAGGCCCCACGGCGGGATGTCTTCCGGTTCAGGTTTTGGTTCATCTTCCGGATCCTCTTCCTCGAACTCGTAGCCCTCGGGCGGTTCTTCGTCTTCGTAGACTTCTATGATCTCTGGTTCGTCCTCTGGCGGCTCATCGGTGTCGGATTGAGTAGAGCCGATATTTGCAGTGTTAGTTGTGCGGCCGTCTTTGCCAGTACGGGTATCTGACTTCAAAAGTTTTGAAGTGGCTTCAAGTTCGCGTCGATACTTTGCAACCGTAACGTCACTCACCCCCACGTACTCCGCAATCTGCCGATCAGACATCTTGGCACCATTCGGATGCAGCAACGCACCCTTGACGGCCTTCTCTTTATCACCAGCGGTCCTTCGCTGCCCGTGGTCCTGGTTCACTGAATATGAAAACCACTGAGCATCTTCAACCGTGCCATCACGAACGTCGCACCGCATTTTATCAATGCCCACCTTTTTAGCCGCGTGCCAGCGATGAATACCATCGGAGATCCAATAATCGACGCTGTCAAAAAATACTATAATTGGAGGGAACACCGCACCTGTATCCAACGCTTGGGCATACTCCGAAACCGCTTTAGTATTAACCTTTACACGGGATTGAGTTTTTCCGTCCAGGCGGAGCTTTTCGAGCTTTATGTTTTTCATACGCTTCAATTCCTTTCTTGGTAATCATGTAGTACCTAACCCCATCAACAACTTTTGTTGCTACTCGCCCACTTTTAGTAAGGTACATCTTTCTATATACGATGTACCTGAGCCCAATTGCTATTTGCACACTCATCGGTTGTGAGGATGTATTTCCGGTTTTATCACGGTATGCTGGTGAGCATAGAAAAGACCTAACCGCATTTTCTGGCGGTACAAGGCGGCCTACGATTGACGCCATCTGCGTAATAGATAGCCAGCCCTTATTGCGCATGTGGCCATATATGTCATAGATAGTTATATTGAGCCTAGTGTCGGGTGTTTTTTGGATCATCATTTGTTAGCGATAACCCTCATTCTAAAGTTTATTTTTTCCCACAGTTTGATAACTTTTCGCATGTCAGTGTCTGTAGTAATCTGCAACTCGTCCCAGGCCGTAAACCTGTCGCCACCATTTTCGTGCTCCAAGAAATCGGCCAACTTTTCAAGACACCCCACAAGTTTATCGCGGCGTACATAGGTAAGAGCCTTTGGTGACAGTTTTTTTGTTTTACGTTTATTTGTATATGCTCTTGATTTATCCGCCAACTCTCTTTCTATTTTCCTTATAACTGTTCGCCTTCCACTTTCCGACTTTGGCTTACTTGCTCGTGCTACCAACTTTATCGTTGCGTCCCTTGTTGGTTTGTGCTGCGACACCAGGCTGCCGACTTTTGTAAACGCTCCAGTGTCGCCTTCTAGTTTTTTCAGTGGTTCGAGTACGCCATTGGGAACGTGGGAGACATCAACCCCCCGGTCACTCAACTCCATCCGCACCTTTGCACCACGCAACTGGTGATTAAGTCCGTTGGAACTGACCATGTAGAGCATCACCGCATCGGACACTTTCATGTCATGTGCGTTCACCATGTAGACAGCGTGAGCCATACGCTCTTGAGGTGTTGTACGGCTACCGTGGCTAACATTGGCGGCACGGGCGATAGCTTCCAACAGGAACCTCTCTGTTGTCTCAAGTTCATAAACATATATATCTGGATTTTTTGCAACTTCGCCAGAATCAATCAAGGACTTCACTGCGTGACATCGCTGATTGCCACTGGTTAAAACAAAGCCACTTCCTGTCTTAAAGACGACAGGAGATGGAAACGTATCTCCGTTGTACATCCCCACGGCATAATCCTTAATGAGATCCGCAACAAGCGGCTCTCCAATGCGGGCACCGTTTATAGATGACTCAGCAAGGTCAATTTGTGAAAACTTGATCGTTCTCATGGAATATGGGATATTCATTGCTGAAAAATCACTCTCGGCCTTGAGATCCGCACACCACTTTAACTTAAGCATCTTCGTTACTCCTTAAAAGATTTAATAAAACGTAAACTTACGTAAGACTGTCCCTCTCCTTTTCGACTTCCAATACGCCGATATCAGGCCCCTCCATGTAAACGGTAGTCCGCACTAGAAAGACTTCCTCGATGCGTATAGCGTCCCAGTTGGGTCCGTCTGGATCGTACCCGACAACCGAGAAATATTTGCCGCTGCATGGGTGTTCCAACAGTACACGATGATAGTCGTGTGCGTCTTGCTCGAAGAAGAAATCTTCCTCTATGCTTGTGAACGTGTTGTCTGGTAGCTCGTCCAATAGCAGCACGTCTTTCATTACGCGAAGCCAGTCGTATTCGCAGCAGTACGGTGCGTAGGGTGAGCATTGTTCCCACCAGTCGAGAAACACCTGCGGGAAGTCTCCTTTACTTAGCATTGTCGCCCCCTTCGAGTTTCGCATTGAACCTGCCAACGGCCTCGACGCTCGTGTAATATCTCCCGCCGATACGATAGTGTTCAAGCGTAACGCCGTCCACGCCCAACTTGGCCCAGTTAAAAACGGTATTGCTATGCACGCGGCAAGTCTCGCCTGCCTCAGCGAAAGTGAGTCTGTTTTCTGTCATTAAGTCATTCATTGTGAAACCTGTTAATATTGTTGATTTCTGTATTCTAGCAATTCGGATTCTCACGTCAACACCAATCCAGCGAATCCGGCCGGGTTGTTAGATGTTGTAAACGAGTTACGATATATTCGCACGACGCCCGCGCATAAAAAAAGCCGCCCGAAGACGGCTTGTGTGAATGTTTTTCAGTCCTCGGCCAAATCCTTCCACGGCACACCTAATGCTGTGGCTAGCCGCCGCAGGCTATCGATCGTTGGATGGTACACGCCACGCTCCCATTTGGAGATGTCGGCCTGATCTATGCCGCTCATCTCGGCGAGTTGTGCCTGGGTTAGCTCGTCGGCTCGACGGAAGTCGCGGATGCGAGCACCAGTGTAGTTCCACGCGGTGGGGTGTTTTTTAGACATTGGTTTAGTTTCCCGCGTCGATTACCACTTGGCAGGCGACTTTGTACCGCAGTGGGGCGTTAGTTGTCAGCGTTCGCAGCATACCAGCGGCCAGCCGTGCGTTGTGGGCCAGAGGTTTCGGTGTTGTCAGTCCCAGTAGTTCTATTGCTCGGTCGTAGGTCATCGTTCTCTCCTGGTTAGTTGTTGTTTGCCGTGTTATCAAATAATGGCGTGTCTTCCCACTCTTTCGCCTCGATTTTGTCGATCATCCAATCAAACCTAGATAACCCGCTACCGTCGCATGTATCCACCCCGAGATTTTCAAATAATCGCCAGCGGCGTGGCGTGTTGATCCGTCCAACGTGTGTATGTTTGCCTAACAGTTGAGCAGTTTTAATGATATCAAAACATGCCTGGGCTTCCTTAAATGCATTGGTGCCACCAATAAAAATTGCGTCAACAAACTCCCACGGTATCGGCAAATCTTCGATGCCATCCTGTGCCACTAGTGCTACCGGCCAACCAATCAATTTCGTGTACCATACATCAAACGCTTCGAGGGTTCGACGGGCCGAACCCACCACATCCGGCGAACACACAAACAGACATTGCTCTCGGCTAGCATAGTCGCGCTTCAGTAAACGTAAAAATTCAGTAGCATTAAATTTTGAGTACGCACCGTTATCCACCGCGAATATACCGCCCCAGTTTTTATGTCGCGTCAACGGCGTTATTAGTTGCCCACCGATACAATCGTAATGGGTTCGATCTATCATGCCCTTTGGCGATGCGTCGTAGAGTAGTTTCATGGCAATTACTCTCGGTAAATAGCCAACAGGTTAATCTCGATCACGCTACCACCGAGATCAAGGATTCGCGTCAAGGCTGCTCGCCGGCCTGCGCTTTCATTTGGCGAATCAATGGTGGGGCACAGTGAGAGGATCTGACCGTCGAGCGTGTAAATGACTTGAAACTGATATGCCAAGGTCGCGGAAGTTGTCATCGTTCTCTCCTGGTTAGTTGTTGTTTGCCCCTCACTTCTATTTCTATTATATGGGTATCGCCACATAATGCAATAGGGGAACACCACCATTTCATGAAAATAATGAAAATAACCAGAATCGGCCCGATATAGGGAGAAACCCCATGTTAGCAATGGCCTATAGAATCACCACTTATCCAGCGGGCAATTTTCGGTTCCCAGCCGGGCCTTGTTAAAAACAGCCATACCCCGGCGGCTCACACAACACCTGCATTTGCCGCATCGCTGCTCGTTAGTATGATACTCGTCGCAAGTCTCGCAGATTTCGAGTATAGCAATAACCTCCGCATCCGTGCGTCTGGGCTTGCCCGCCTGCCGCCATCGTCGTAGTGCTAGCCGCCAGTTCTTCGCATCCTCCAGCGTCCAGCCTAACTTCTCGCCCTCGGCTAAATCGCATTGTAGCTGGCGTGCCTGCTCCGCCTTTTCTTCCGTCCCCAGCGGCCGACAGTTGCGGCGAGGTGGTTTGTCGGATCTGCGTTTGTAGATCCAGCCGCATGTCTGGCATTGCCAGAGGCCATCGTCGTTGAGATCAAAATTGCAATCGATCACACTGATAGCACGCAAGTTGAAGAACTAGGGGCACAACTTCCGCCACTTGTATAATCCAAATATGGGACGTTGCCGATGTCTGAACAGTCAATGGTAGCTCCCGAAACGGCTTTGTACCATTCGATAGATGGTTGCGTACATCCGTCGGCAGCAGCATAGATGCATAACTGTACTCTCACATAACAGTTACTGGCATCAACTGAACCAATAGTTAAAAACAGATCAGAGAAATCGCACGCACTGGGAAAATTAACACCGTACGCCCAAACGCAGGGGAAGTCTGGATACTGCCGAGTGACAACATAATCACCATTATGAACAGAGCAATCGCAATCGCCAACACCTAACCCATCCAGCGTTATGGTAATAGAATCGTAGGCGGTGCCAGCAATGCAATAATCGCAACTGGTTGTAGGTCCCGGCCCCGGCCCCGGCTCGGTACAGCAACATGGATACCCCGGTGACATCTGCATTTTCGGAACCCAGATATGCGGGAACTTGTGTAGCGGCTGGTTGAGTATCTCACCGCAACCGGAGAATAGTGGCTGCCATATTCGCATTAGGCGGGGCACTCCACCTGATAAAAATGCCACCATTCATTGGTTTCGTCCCACTCGATGAAAGCAATGCCGTTGTTATCGCCATCCCAATCCATGATGTTATAAACATCCAGGGATTCGCTCGTACTGTCGGGATCAGACAGCGGACTCGTGCCGCTAATAGTAGTTACATTGTCAACAGTGTGTAGCCCCGTCCCCGCCAGGGTTTCCGCTAAAATACATCGACAACGATCATAATTACGCGATAGCACTGACACCGGCTCCCATACCGAGCCATTATCCGTCCCCAGCGGCCGACAGCACACCCAAGAGCCCTCAGTGGCCCCACAGCTACCCGTAGTGTCTCGCACCGTATACCGGGCCACCAGATCGGCTGTCAGCTCACCGTCGCCGCTATCACCTGACGCAGCCCAGTTGCCCGGCGAGCCCTGTGCATTGTCGTCGTCGTCGAAGTCCTCGATCAGCCGGAACCAGACTAGATCGCTGCCCGTGCGATCCTTTTGTATCGGCGGCAGGTTATCAATACCCGTCGCCTCAACAGCTTGGACAACTGCCGCTATGCGTTTTGTGCTTTGGTTGTTAAAAACTGGCATGGATCAATCTTCGTACAATCTAACGTCTAGTTTGCATTCCCCGGTGTCGGCTATCGCCCACAATACTACAGACGGTGCCATACGCAAAAACGAAAACTCGCCTGGTTTTAGCTTGCCAAATTCCTCAATAGATGTTCCTGCGGTATCGGCAGGTCCAAAAACGACATAGTTTGTTTCGTCAAGGTTACGCAAATATAGAACACCATTGACGGCAATATCACCTATATCAACCACCTCGGCAGCTACCCCGATCTTTTGAACGTGCCCGCCTCGGCCAACGGCCGACTGATCTATCTGTAGACTGCCGGGGTTGATCGTGTCCAGCACATTTGTATTTGTGATCTGTGCGTTGAATGAAATGCTAATTTCGTCGGCCATGATGGCTCCTTAATATATGGGCAATGCGCTGAATGGCAATTCCGGGTAGATATAGTGTGTATTGAATACGGCCGTTGATGGAGTAGGTGTTGTCAATTGGGCTCCGCTGCCGTCGAGCAGGCATGGTTTAGTGGCTGCGGTGCCGTCCTCGTTCAAGCATTTTTCTAGCCTGTCGCCGTCGCCCGTATCGACAATGCGACGGAGCCCCTGATCGAGAATACTAAAAGCCCATGATTCCTTAATTTTGATCGTCATGTCGATCTGACGAAACCAGATACCATTTTGATATACGCGTACACCCACGCTGATACCGGACAGCTTTGCCGTGCGAGCACCAATAGCTAGCCCGTCTAGCCAGAAGTTATCCGAGTTGATAGCGTCCCGGTAGTTGTTAATCCAAGACGGCATGAATGGGATGTTCTTCTTAACCTTTGCCACCCAGCGGGCAGCATCTACAGGTACGCCATCCTCATAGTAATCGCCAGCCGAGTTTAAAATAGCTTCGTCGGTTATGTCCTTATAAGCGTTCTCTTGTGAAGTTTCTGTGTTCCACGACACCTCTGCGGGCTGCGCAAACGGGTTTTCTGTTCGCTCCCAATGGCTGGTGTAGGTTAGCGTAACGGTCCAAACTAGCTTGGATTTAGAGTGGTTCTTTGCCCGTCGTGTTTTCACATATAACCAGTTGGCCGATGGATGAACCACGCCAAGGTTATCGCACGATTGCAAGACGGTGTCAGCCCCATCGTATACGCTGTTAGTGATAACCCGGAACTGACGGGTTGCGTTAGACTTGGCTCCGTCATTCTCTAGATCGTCACCGCCGCCGCGTCCGTCATGGATCTCTTTTACGCTTACAACACTCATGGGATGCTATACTCCGCAGCTCGGTTTTGCACCATCTCTTCGGTGGCGTCGGCTGTTCGCTTGGTGTGTTCGGCGGTAGCCTGCACGTCCTTCTCTTGCTTGGACGTTTTGCCTGATCGCATGATACGGTTCATAGCTTCCTTGCTACCTGCCATTAGTGCTTTGGGAAGTTTGTCCTTTTCGCCAATTACACCGCTCTTACCTGCACCGCTCTTGCCTGCACCATTAATTCCGGCAGCCTTAAATGCTGCTTGCGGTGTTCCCCCTTGTTCCCTCTTTCTTAACAACGTCCTCGCTGTTTCGTCGTTGGCAATATCTTCCAGAATTTGCGTGTTTGCTTTTTTCAATGCTCCGCCAAGCCCACCGGACTTCTTTACGTTGTCCCGGAACTTAGTACCAGCTTCTTCTGCAGCGTCACGGAATGCCGCAAACGCATTAGGGGCGATAACGTCTTTCTGCTTGGCCAACGTGTTTATAAACGCATCACCCGCCGCACTGGCCGCACCCGCAAAGTCTCCAGATGACATGCTTTCCCATAGCGACTGGATGGCCGCACCCACAGCTAGTCCAAAGTTTTTGATCTCTTTCAGCCCGCCGATAATGTTGCCAACGATGGAGCCGAAGAAAGCCTTAACGCCTGCCCATGTAGAGATAAACGCTTCAGCAACATTGGTTATTGGATTTTCCATTTGCGGGAACGCTTCGAGTGCTGATAATACTAAGTTGTTAATGGCCATCTTGGCGATGTTACCAAAGTTGCGTACAGTAAACGCAAGCGTGTCAAAGAATCCCGCGATAGCCTCTAACCCTCCTCTAATGTTTTCTTCAAAACCATTTGCGGAAACACCGATATATTGAAACACTGCCGATGCAGTATTGGCAATAAGTGTCCACGTCTCACTCCATGCCGACGCTATGGCTGTGCCGGCAGTGGCAAATGAATCACTAAAGCTGCCCACATAGTTAATAACGGAGTTGATTGCATTTACCATCATCACGCCGCCTTGCGTTGATGCCGATCCAATCTTTGCCCATAGTTTCTGTAATGGTGTGAGCTGTTTATCGGCAACCTCTTGTGTCGTGCCGCCTGCTTGCCGTAGCTGGTTTTCGTATTCGCGTATTTTTTCCGATGTGCCCATCAGGGCCATCATTGAATGCATACTTTTATCACTGAACCCCATAGCCAGTAGAGCGGCTTTCTTCTGCATATCGTTCATGCTCCCCGTCGCTTTTTCCAGATCACCCATGATATCCGCCATGTTATTCATTTTGCCAGACGAATCATAAACGGATACCCCTTGCGCGGCAAAAGCTGATTTATTTTTTATGGCTTTTGTTTGTAGATCACGCATGACAATGGCAAGCCCCGTACCCGCCTCTTGCCCCTTAATGCCCTGGTCAGCAAGTGCGGCCAAAACGGCCACCCCTTCCTCTATATCCTTGTTGACACTACGTAGGGCAGGCCCGGCCTTGTTTGTCAGTGCTTCCGAAAACTGCAATGACGACGCATTCGCCATAGTGTTAGCCGCTGTCAAGACATCGGTTACACGAGTCATGTTGACTAAGTTTGCGGCACTATCCTTGACAGTCAATCCGAGTGCTGACTGTGAATCGGTCGCTAAATCCGTGGCCGTTGCCATGTCAAAATTACCGGCCTGTGCGAAAGCGGCAACCTGCGGGAGAGCAGCTATAGACTGAGCCGCGTCTAGCCCCGCTGAAGCTAAAAAGTAGTACGACTCGGCCGCCGCGGCCGCTGAGAATCGGGTTGCGCTGGCCACATCAAAAGCTGCCTCTCGCATATCACCTTTCATGGCATCGGAAACATCGCCCATAATTGCCAGCGATTGCCGCATCTTCTGATTGAAGGTTTCCCCGCTGCGAACTATCCCAGCGAATGCCGCCGCACCAGTAAGAGGAGCAAGTGCCGTCATCATACCGGCTAATCTGCCAAGTATTTTCCTTGCACGACCTGCCCCGGCCTTAAACGGCTTGGTGTTCATCCTCAACGTCGCTACTAGATCGCCTATGGCTGCCATTAGTACCGCTCTTTCATTCTGCGTTCCAGTTCGGCGGGAGATACTTCTTCTGGGTTCGGCTCTTCGTAATGCACATCTATGTCGGACATCTTCAGATCAGCACCCCAGCTATTTGCCAGGCAAACCAGGCCGCGTGTCAGGATATCTCGCTGTCGTACCATTTCGTCCGGTTCCAGTTTGTCAAACGCAACCCACTCGTCAAACTGCCGAGGTGTCACCGTGTCTAGCCAGCGGTCCACGTTTAATACGCCAGCACGCTTGGCCATCCGAAACGCTAGTCTTCGACGGTGACATTCTCTGAGTTTTTTACCAGGTCCTCAACTTCGTCGGTGTTGATGCCGGTATGTAACGCACATTCGCGGTAGACGTGCTTGGCGTCTGCCGAATCCCACTCAGCTATTTTCGCTACATGAAATGATCCGTTAAGTATGCGGTTACCCGCACCATCCACTAGGCACAATGCTATTAGTCGCCGGTTGGCGTCTTCCAGTCGGCCTAGTCTCAGGCTGCCGCTTTTGGCCAACGCCTGAGCCTCATAATTCGAGGTTTCCCGTTCGGTTAGCGACTGAATACGCACAGTCTTACCGGATACGGGCATGGTGGTAGTTTTGTATCGTCGCTTTGCCGGCGCAAACAGTTCGTCGGCGGTAGCGAGTGTCGTTGCCACGTCGCTCATCTAATCGTCCTCTTCGTTATAGTTTTCGGGTAAAATGATACTTGATTCTTCTTCGTCTTCTTCAGCGGGGTTAGGCCCTGGAACGTCCGAGCCGTCCATGTTGTATCCGTCGATCTCACCTCTGTCGTAGCGGGTAAAATCGTCAGGGTGGATACCTTTTTTTGTACGCGAATATTCATAACGTGCCTGATTCAATTGTGCAGGTGTACGGTTCACCGCCTTAGTGCATTCATCGTCTGCCGATTCCGCCATGCCTATCTGCACTAGCATATAGGCACTGGGATCGTCGATAATTGAGCCTTCCGGCAAAATGTCCGTATTCGGTGGCAGCGTTGGTGCCGCTGGTGTGTCCTGAAATAGCTTACATTTCATTTCATTGTCCTTTACGACCAGACACCAATGCCGTCCAACTTAGCCGAGAACGAACCCTTTACGGCTTCGCCCAATGCGACAGTGCCGCCCAGGCTCATACCGGCAGTGGCGAATGTGAATGTGGTAGTGCCATCACCCAGTACGACGGTTGCAGTGTTTGAGGCAGCGGATGGTGAGAGGTTAGCTGCACCACTAATGAGAAACCCTTTGATCGCGGTAGACGATACCGAGGGATCTAGGAACAGATCACCAGACACACTGCCACCCTCGATGCGGCCAGATGCTTTGTACGGGATGCCGGCATTGCTGTTGTCCAGGGTGTCGGCCTCGAATGTTTCCACTTCCATCTCTGGCAGTTCGATGGATATCATCTGCCCGATAGCGGCAGACGCACCGGCGATACCGAGGTTTAGAGTAGTGCCTTTTGCTTTTATAAGTGCCATAGTTTTGGCCTTTCATGGTTAAGGTGTCGGCAAAACGACACTGGTGGTTTTAAGTTCAACGTCGATCACCGTTGCGGATGTACCCGGCCCGATGATAGTTAGGTAGTCAGTATCGTCGGCCGTGAGATCAGCCCATGGGATAATGGCACCTGCAACGGCATCGTCCAGGCAGTAGACAACACCTTGCACAACCGTTCCGCCGATAGTAATCGTGCCCGTCTTTTGGACACATAACGGCTGACTAGTTGACGCATTATTCAACGCGATACCATAAACGTCATCAGTAGATGCAGCATCGGCCTTCGCTAGTGCGAACGTCAATGACGATGATTCGTAGACCAATTGCCCAGCCGTGATAGTTGCGGCAGCCGTGCCCCATTCGTTGATACCTGTAACTTGCAGGCAGTTCGCCGCTGTGACTGATATTGCAGCCATGGTTTCACCTTATGGTTTTTGGATGGATGTACGGTTGATATCTAAGGCGAGAATGGTGCCGACTGACGGGATGCCAAGCGTGGTAATCCAGTCGGTTGACGCAAGATCGCCATACGTAGCTGTAGTTTTTCCAGCCACATTCGACAGGTAAAGCACCGTGCCCGCTGTCAGTGCGTTGTTGATCGTCACCGACCCCGATGTCTGGATCTTGATCGGCTGCGAAGCACCCGAGCTACACAACGCAATGCCCACGACATTGTCGCTTTGTGCGTCGGACGTTACTGCGGTTGCATCACAATCAGCAAGCATGTACTTACTGTCGGACGCCCGCTTGTATACAAACTCGCCTGCGTCTATCGCTTCACCGGCCGTACCTGTGACGGTATTGCCGGACACGGTTACAACGGCTGTTGCCGTCACGGAAATATCCGCCATGGTTGAACCTTTCTACTTTCTGAGTTTAGCTACTTCACGCATCATGACCTGAGTGATCTTGAGTCGTGCAGCGGCCAGCATTTCTTTTTTAGTTCTGGCGACGGCACGAGGCACGACGCCTTTGAGGTACGCTTTCATTTCCTTTGTACCCAAGGCAAACCAATGAATGTTTTTCTTGGATAACCCTACACCGCGACCCGCACCGGCCCTGGCGTGTGATGTTTCTCGCTGTTTCTTTGTTTGCTTACCGACACCCAGCCCCACTTTAGCCTCATACCGGCCGCGTCGTTTCTTTACGTATTTGCCAACCGTTTTCCGTGCCGCCCTCTTTACGTCCTTACTAGCTGGTGAATTGTTTATCTCTGCACGGATGGCCTTAGTCACTGGCGTCATGCCTGCCAATATTCCAGCCTTGACCGCCTTCCGCTCTACCTTGTCTACCGTCTTATTCAACGTGTGAATGAGTTTGTCCACGCCCTCAAGGTTTATCTTAGGGCCACCCCGTAGGTTACTTGGATTACTACCGAATCCCATCAGATATCCTCCGCCCAGCTAACAACAAAACTCATATTAACGTCGTACCAGTGAGCGTTGCTCTTATCGTCCTTTGGCACCGCCGCCGTTTGTACATCCTCCAGCCAAGCGTCGAAGTTGCCCGTATAGCCTGCTAGCCCTCGGCCGGGCTGTGTGTCGCCGTTCACCCGCACAGCCTCAGACAGTGTCCGCGATGCCGATCTGGTATCAGCACGGCATAGGACATTCACATCCGCATACACTCGGCCTCCGCGTCCGTTCAGTCCGTTCTCACGGTTCTCGTTGTCGATCTCGAATACTACAGCCGGATAGGTGTCCGTACGAAACCATTCATCCCATATCCGCGTGCCCACGATGTCCGTAACATCCGACATCGCCAGCAATGCCGTTCGCAGTTCTTCCTCTAGCACGAAGGTTGCCATCACATAACCTCCGTGGCGGTTATCATCAGGTGACGGTTGGCCTCATCTAAATTAACCACCGAATCAAATTTGAACGTGCGGCTGTCGTAAGTGGCTTGCATCTTGTGCGTGATGTCGGGCCGATATAGGATCTTTATTTTGTGTGTGGTAGTCGCCTGCGACTGCTGTGCTACCCAGTTTTCGCGGGCTGTCAGTGGCGATATCTGTGCCCATATCCGGCATTCGGTTGTCCATGTTTCCGTAACCTCGCCGCCATCGGTGATCGTTTCCGTCATCGACTGGATAGTTATACGCCGATCCCTAGCACCTGCACCGCTCATTGGTATGCTCCCGTGTCGTTCAACGCCGATAGCATCTCTATGCCCTGCGGTATCTCGTTGGCGTTATCACCAATGGAAATACCCTCACGGTTCCTAAACCAGTGGGCAACCAACATGCAGATTTCATGCTTAATCGTGTCCGGTACGGCCGCCGCTGTGGTGCATCCAGCTTTGAACGTCACGACTACCGCACCATAAGTACCGCTTTGCGTACTAGGCCACGATACACCGTAGGCCGGCTTAACAGTCGCCGGTCCGTCGTTGGTGGATAGATCCGTCTGATAGTCGGTTGTCGCAGTCAACGTCGCCGCGTCGCCGTCAGCGTCCGTGTAGGCCACCGTGGTAACCTCCGACACCGGAGCCGTGTCAATTATGATCTCGGCCGGAAAGGCGTCCAGCGTCAAAGTGAACGTGCTTGACATGATCTGCCGTCGGCATCGCTTGCCAACCGCTTCTGTCACCGCATCGCGTAGCGTGGCCAGCAGCCCGTCATATTCGTCGTAGCCCTCGGCCCCAACATGGGATTTGAGTTCGTCGAGCGATACGGCGTATAGCGTTGGGCCGACTGTCTGCTTGTAGCGTTCCATATGCGTCATCCTAAAATCGCCCCGAAACCGCCAGCCGACATGGAGTAAGCCGGCCAGCGGTCGGGGCAACGACTACTAGGTTGCGGTTTACGGAATGGCATGAGCCGTAGTCGGATCGAGCAGGCCGGACTGGGCGATGGTGTTCGATGCGTAGTTTTGGAACCACCACGCAGCCGCACCTGTACCGATCTCGGCATCGACTTTGTTGTAAGCCATGTAGTTGTCATGGACTATACCAGTGCCAGTGCTCTTAAGTTCTATGCAGTATCCAGCCGCACCAGTATCCTCGTTGGCAATGACATTGCGACGAATGGTGATATTAGTGGAATCACCAGTGGAGTGGTTAATCACGCTGTCAGACGAATCAACGAAAAAGTGATTGTCTTCGATCACCACGTCGGATGTCGTACCGGCAAACAGAATCGACGATACAAGTGATCCGGCGAGCGAAACAACATCGCAATTTTTGATTGTCAGATCGGTTACGGTTGTGGCTACGTTGATGTGCGACAGGTACTCGAAAGTAGCTGACGTGTCGCGGATCTGTACGCCGTCAAGCGTAGTTCCGTCACCACCGGCCGCGATGGCGATAGTCTGGGTTACGCCCGTTTCAAAGTTGGCAATGAATCGCAGATTGCGAAGCGTAACATCGGCGACACTGATGGTACATGCACCAGCGGCTGCCGTGGCCGTAATCTTCGGGATGGCGTTTCCGGTGCCAAGCCCGATAACCTGCACGCCAATTACATCGCATGCAATGCCTGAAGCACCTGTGATATTCTCTGCATGGTAGGGCATGACGTAGACGATATCGCCCTTGCTGGCCGTACATAGGCTCATAGCGTAGTCGATGGTAGCCACTGGATTATCCGGCCCGGTACCGTTGCCGGCTTCATCGGCGCCGGTTGTGGAGTCCACGAAGAACCTCGCCCCCGTACTGACTGCCATATCTTCAACAGCAAACAAGCCGCCTGCTGATCTGCGGACATAAAGCCCTGTTCTATTGATTGCCATGGTTCACGGTTTCCTTTATTTAGTGACGTGTGTAAATGGCGAATAGTAAAAGCCCAGGCGGTGAATGCACCGCCTGGGCGAGAGACGTATCAGCGTTAGCTGATGGTTTCAGCGGTCAGGCCGCTGGTGGGTCGCTTGGCACCGTAGCGGATGTACGTTACACCCTGCTCGTCGTTGGCGTGGTGCGAGTCAATGTATGCGGTAACGTGGGTAAAGTTATACCCAGCGGCGATGCCCAGTTGTTCGACTTCTTCCATCGAAACTTCCAGCACGGAGTAGTCACCGATAGCATCACATGCGATGACGCCCGAAGTCTTAATTTCGGTGGCGTCCGCTGCCGCGTCGTCGGTGGCGGCATAGATCGAAAGTTCGATCATGCCACTGCCACCCAGTACACCTTGTACGGCGATGACCGCGAAGCCCTCGTAGTCTCGCATGGCCCGCCAGGTAGTGGCCGTGGCACCGGCTTTTACCGATTGCTCGGTAGCACCTGCGGCAGGCATGTGGATGAAAGACTCAATGCAAGCATTGGCGAACAGTTTTTCTGTCGCTACTGCTGTAACCATTTTTATATCCTCGTTAGTTTTTGATGTGGTTGAAGGGTGTCAGGATTAGCGCGCCGCCAGTGCGACGAACGGGGAAAGAGTTGAACCGTTTTTCGGCGTGAGGGCGGATCGCCACCAGCCTCTTGCATCGTTTTCGATCCAGAACTTGAACGTTCGCTCGTGATTGATAAAGCGAACATGGATAGACTCGGCCGAACGAAGAGGCTTGTAAGTGCCTTCTAGATACTGCGACCAGTCAGCCAGCACGATATCACCAAGATCGCCAAGGGTTTTGCAATACTCAGTTAAGATCAGCGGCTTGCCAAACAGCAAGTCAGGGTGATCTTCGCGTGCCGATGCCTGCCAGACGGGTTGTCCGCCCAACGTGCCGGGGAAGACGATGCCCATCAGTTGCGGCAGCGTATCATGGTTAGCCAGCCATACGGCATTACCGTAGTTCCAGCACCGAGATCGCATCTTGGCAACGTTGTCAAAAACGATGGTGTCGGCGTCCTGGCCGCCTTCCTTAGCAACCGTAACCAATGCAGGGCTCTTCATGATGCCCTCAAACTCACCGACGCCCGTACCGTTTAGCCGCTCGTTAATCAAGTGGCTGGTGAACTGATCGCGGAATCCCGCTTCCAGGACGGCAGCGAACGACAGGGGTGAACGTTCAAGGATTTCCTCGGTGGCATAGCTCAGTCCAAACAGAGCTTTGGCGTTCAAAGCCACCTGCTCAACCTGCATCCGACTAGCCGCTTGCGTCTGCGTTTCCGCTCGCCGTGCGACAGTCAACCCACCGGATACGCTAGTAGAATGGCTCTTGTCGGTTCTGGCGTTGAAAGACACAGACGGGAACTGCATGGGAACCTTGAGAACACGTGAGCCGATAGGGTCGGCTTCGGGTGTCACACTCAGCAGCCCCGGTGCCAATCCCTCGGGGATCAGAAACCCACCGTAAGGATCGCTGTAGGTTCCCGCTTCGTCGCTGCCAGCGGTGGCCATGAAGTTCAGGCGGTCATCGGTAACACCGCGTCGGGTGGTGTCAATGATCGTAGTCAGGAAGTCTTGAGGATCGGTGAACCCCTTCTTGGGGTCATCTTCCCAGGCCGCCTTGGGGTTGGTAATCTGGCCCGGCGTGTCATCGGGGCCAAACTGGTTGATGAGTGGTTCGGTGGGCAGATACGATTTCAGATCGTGTTCCCGCTGGATACCGGCAGCAACGGTTTTGAGTTCCGCAGCGTTGGCGTCGTAGGTGGTTTGCTCTGCCTCGGTTAGATCGCGGTCTTCGTTAGACGACGCATCTAGGATAGTTTCGGACTGAGCGAGAAGAGCCTTCTTTCGCTCTTCCAAGTTGGCTAATCGCTTGTTCACGATACATGCCTTTCGGGTTCAAGTTGCGTTCCGTGCAACCCGCCGTGGCGTGGAAGATCGTAAACAAAAACGGCGGATGTAAAACTACTAACCGCCAGCAAGTAACTGGTTGTCGGTGGTTTCACACCCGCCGCGACGTGATGGATAACCTAATTTTGTGCTTGATTAACTGTCCGGCCGCCGTGGCGTACCGTTCAGGTTCGGGGATAACTTAACACCTTTACGATTTCGCGTCAAGGTGTTTTTGTGTCATTTCATCAGATCCAGTCTCCGGCGCTGATCGCTAGCCCGTCGACCACGCCGTACCCGCTTGGCATTTGCCAGCCGTTCCACCTCGCCCTCCAGGGTGCCGATCCTGTCGGCCATGCCTTTGGACAATGACTCTTTAGCACCATAGCACCTACCCTGCCCGTAGGTGGCATGTACCGCCGAGGCTGCCAACCCGCGATGTTTGCCCACGGCCGCGTCGAAGACTTTGCCCGCCGCGTCCACCTGTCGCTGCAGCTCATCTCGGGCATCGTCGGACAGCGGTTCATCTGGGTTGGTTTCAGCCTTGTGTCGTCCGTAGGTAATGTATGTGGGCTTGACACCCACGGCTTCATTCATAGCCGAACAATCGTTATGCACGGCTAACACGCCGATGCTACCCACATCCCCCGATGGGGTGACAACTAATTCATCGCAGGCCGAGCCGATCCAATATGCCGCCGATGCTGCCAGGCTGTTGGCTACGGCCACGATAGGCTTGCTGCCTCTGGCCTGGTATATTTTCTCGGCCAGTTCAGGTGTACCGTAGTAGTTGCCGCCCGGCGAATCTATGTCCAGCACAATCCCGTCAACCGAGCCGTCAGCTACCAGTGCATCGAACTCACGCCCTAGTCGTTCGGTGGACGTGCCGCCCGACATAGACGACATGATATCCATTCGCTGGCTCAAGACGCCCACAACAGGCAGCACGGCGATACTACGCTGTACTGATGCTGTCTTGCGATCCCTGCTGGCTGCCGCCATTTTATCGGCCGCTTCGGCGTCGATAGTGATACCCGCCGCCCGTGATTCAACGACGCCTAGAATAGCGTCCATTTTCTCGGGTAGGATAGGCCACAGCGAGCCGGTTATGAATGCGTTTATTGCGTTATATGTTTTCATGTTTTTTCCTTTACGTGTGTATTTCGTGTTCTGGTAGATCGTAGCCCAGCATCATCTCGCCAAAACATGTCCAGAGATTACGGCGGTGTTCCTGAATGCCATCCGGATCATTATTAGTTAGGCTCATGGCTTCCCATAATTCATTCATGGCGTCGATGGCCTTATCACGCATTTCTGGATCTAGGATTTCTAACCCATGCTTGATATGTTTGTGGCGGTTTTGTTCTGTCGTTACGGGAACCGCCAATCCTGAATCACGTACATTAAGCCTCATCGAAAAATTCCTCTTTCAGAATCGCGGCCAGTTCGCCGGCCCTTATTGTTTTCCAAGCCTCAATCACAACTGGTATGTTCTCGCCCTCGGCTGTAATGGCATCGTGGGACTCTGTCATAAATGACGAGATGTCGTCCAGCGTAATTATCGTAGTTCCAGCGATGGCCCACGAGTTGCAAATAGGTAATAGTGTCTTGGCGATGTAGGTGCCAAGCGAGCCGGTTTGGCAATCGTATAACCCATCAACCCATTCGCACCAGCGGGTAAAGTCCTCAGCCGCCTTGTCGGCACGCGAAGATAATGCCTTGATCTCAGCCGCCGCGATACGTTCGGCCGCCTCGTCTAATAAAACGGTGAACGACGCCTGAGCCTCACGCCTCTTTTGCTTTTGGCGTTCGTCGGCGGTGGGCTCAGCGTCGATCACTGTTTCTTTCGGTGGTGTAACTATTATGGCTTCTTCCGGTGCATTGGGTGGCTTCGGCGTACCTTTGCCCGGTTGCCCACCTTGCTCGTTCTCGTCAGGCCCGCCGCCCGCCGGTTGCATGTTCATGGGGAACCGGCACTCTTCGCCACCGTCGACAGGGTTCAAGTCCTCAAGTTCCCGCACCTCGTTTATTGTTTTCCATCCACCCTGGACTGCAATATTGTGGGCCTCGTGTCGTGACTTGGTGTCAGCCCGGCGTAATGCGTCCAAGTTGAATTTGGTGAAATAGTTATCCTCATCTACCACCAACGATCTATCGGCCGACTGCTCGAAACGTCTGGCCAGTGGCGTCAGCGTGTACATCAAAAACTCAAGGGCCTGCTGCTCGGTATTGCCTTTAGGTGCCGTACTCTTCACGCCGATCATGTGTGGCGACACGCCAAAGAACCTACATATTTCTTCAGCCGACAGCCCTCGAGATTCGATCCACTGGCTATCGCGGTTACTGATCGATAGTTCTCTGATCTCCATGCCGTCAGATAAGATCGGCGGTTCGCCTGTACTTCCGCCGTGTAGCTTACGCCAGCCACGCCGGAAGTTCTTAATCGCCGTGTCCGTCCATTTCTTTTCCGGTGGCCGATAGATCCAGTACGGCGGCAATGCCCCGTTCTTAAATAGGCTGGCTCCGTGTGTCTCTTGTGCGATTACTGAACCAACTGTATTTCGTGCATACTCCAGGACACTTACGCCCTCGACACCGTTGAGTGTCTGGCCCATCACATGATAGATGTCCTCTTGGGTGTACTCAACAATCTCGCCCGGTTGTCGGCGATAAGTATAAGTCAACCTGCCGCCCTTACCCTGGGTTACGCTCATGCGTTCGGGGTTCAGCGGCCACAGTTCCATATTGTCATGGCTGCCGTTGATCTCACAATAAAAATTGCCACGGAGCATCAAATGCACCACGCCCATCTCGATGAACGACATCGGCGTCATCCAGTGGTTTGGCCGATCATGCAGCACATGCCACAGGTAGTTATCAGACGCACGCTCTTTTGATTTGTCGCCGGTTCTTTTGAATACGCAGAATGGCAAGTGAGCCAGCGACTCACGCAGCACACGTATGCAACCGTACACGGCTGATGTCTTCGTGGCACTATCAGCCGTAACGTCTACACCGGCCGGCGTTGTCATGCCTGGCGACATATACCAGAAGTCGTCCAGCGGGCCGGGTGTCTCGGCCGCCGACTTACTCGGCATGAGTGCAGAGAATGGATTATACATAAAGACCCTCATTGTCGTCTGTTACCGAATGCTCCATCTCGTCCTCGTCGTCGCCTATGTCGTCGGCGTACATTGGCACGCCCTCATCTTCGTATGCTGATCCGCCATCATCGCCCATCACTAACCGCAATGCCATCACACCAGCCACGATACCGTCGATGGTTCGGATGTCGCCATGCTCGGGTTTCACTGGCCGGATGTTATGGTTGAGATCACTCTTGACGCAGCAGTGCCCGGCCTGCCATGTCAACACGTCGTTGCCGTTGTGCAATAATTTGCCGTTGACTAACAGCCGCTCATATTCTGCCGTTGGTGCGGCAAACTGCATGATGGTCTGCGGAAACTTTACAGCGTCCGTGTCGGGGTAAACGTCGCCAAGTCTTGTCTCGTCAACGTACATGGGATCGAACGCCAATTGTTCTACCGCGAACTGATCGAATATCTTTTGAATGTCCTCTTCGATAACGTCGGACTCGATCACCTTCTCGCCGCCGATCCGTAACCAGCCAGCCTTCACCCATGCCGCATAGTCCACTAGATGTTGGTTCTCACGCATGGTTTTCTCGGGCATCCAGAAGTAGGCCAGTTGCCAAAACAGTCCTAACTCATCCTCATCGGGGAACATTAGCGATAGAGCCGTCATGTCCTTAACCCGTGACATGTCCAGCCCCGCCGCACAAGTTCGTCCTTCTAATGTTTTCTCATCGAATGCACCCAGGCAGTTGTTCCAGTCGGCCGACATCAGCCACGGGTTGACACCTGTATTCCAGATGCCGTAAGTCAACCGCAGCAAGTTCGGCATCTCGCTGGGCGTGTGGATCGCGTCTTTAATATCGCGGGCCAAGTCACCCTCGGCAATGATGCTGCCAAGTCCGGGGTTGCATTTGCGGGCTATGGGCAACTCGGTAGCTCCGTCGCCCACGGCCTCGATCTCTTCGTCGGCCTCGCTACGTGACACCGCCAGGATGCAGGCGAAAAAGTCGTCGTCGATTATACCGCCGTTGATAATGCCGTCAGCTTTCTCTCGCTGTCGGTAGCATACGCTTTGTAGATCGTCGCCGGCGTTGGTGATGACAAACGATAGTGGCTCACGTCGTGCCCTAAATGCGTAGCGTAACCGCTCCCACATGTCCGTACCGTGCCACTCGTGCAGTTCGTCGATGATGGCACAGTGTAGGTTCGCGCCCTGTTTGCCGCGTGCCGTACCGCTCACGGCCCGATACCATGAATGAGTGCCCTTGTGCAAGATGTTGAAGTTAGTGCGGTTGATCTTCAACGCCGCCGATAGTTTCGGTGATGCTTCGATCATGTTGATGGCTTCGTTGTGGACGATGCGTGCTTGATCTCTATCGGCACCCAATGACCATATCTCGGCACCTGGTTCGTTGTCGCCTACCAACATGTATAGTCCGATGCCGCTGGCGATCGTCGATTTGCCGTTCTTCTTTGGCATCTCAATATAGGATCGTCGAAACCGTCGCGTGCCGTCAGGCCGAACCCAGCCGAATAACGGGTAGATCATTTCTTCCCGCTGCCATTGTGTTAGCTCAAACGGCTTGCCGGCCCATTGACCCTTGCTGTGGCATAGAAATTTTGGGAAGAAGTCGGCCGCGTGTGCGGCTAGCTTTTCATTGAACCGGCAGCCACTGCGGATCGCGTGTTTGTCGCTGGCATTCAGTGCCCATCGGTTGGCCTCCTTGGCTGTCTGGCTGATCTTGCCCGGTGGTTTTGCGTAGCCCATATCCTCGACGGGTAGCTGGCCATGACGATCCGCTCGGTACGTACCATTAGCCACATGCTCCTCGGCGGTTTTCTTGTTCCAACCACCTGGGGGTTGCTTATATCCAACGGGTTTGTTAGTCGCTCTAGTCATGTTTGATTCTGTTGCCGCCGAAAAAGACGCGTCCGT